CAGACCCTGTGAATCCCGCAGCGAACCTGAAGCCCACGAGAAAAGTGGGGAGAGCCGGTCCGCCAAGAAGCTCTCCCCACTAGGTACATCAGATCACGGCAGGTCTGGAGTCTCGATCTCTCCACCGATCCACGAGAACAAACCCTCGGTGACGTTGCCACCCAGGAAGGTCGCGCGCATTGGCAGAGTGCCGAACTCGTCCGTCGCCAGCGAGATCGCATCCTCACGACGCAGGGACGCGCGTGGGGCGTAGAACGCGATGTTGGTGTCACCATCCACGACGATGATCAGCAGCGCGCGAGTCGGAAGGTTGGTTCCGGGGTTGGTCAGTGCGGTGAATCGGTTGGCACCCTCGGCAGCACCGTTGGTGACACCGTAGTAGTAGCCGAGCGATTCGACATCAAACTGGAGCAGGTTGAAGGTCACGTAGTCGACCGCAGCCTCGGTCACGATCTGCGCCAGCGACTCGTTCTGCCAGGATCCTCGCGTCTCGGTGTCGCCACCATCGAAGCCAAACTCCGGCAGGTCGTCACGAGACGTGTGACCCAGGTTGACCCAGCCCACGGCCAGTCCTGGGACGGCCGCAGTGAAGTTCTCGATAACGAGGTCGGTCGGGGAAGCAGTGTCCTGAGGAGCGAGGTAAATGTATCCGCGCGCAGCAGTCAACACCGCGTCATCGTTAAGCGCCATCTGGCGTCTCCTTTGCTTGTTAAATGGGTGTTGTTACTGTCAGACCAGACCCAGTCGGGTCAGGTTAAACACGCCAAAACTTCCGATACGGGAGGTGAGCTGACCCGTGACTGGAACCGCCCCTTGAATCCCGATGATCTGGATAGCGGTGGTGCTTGCTGGAACCACGTACCTGAACGCGTGCCTTCCGATCTCGTGCACCGTCGAGTTTCCGGGAACGAACGAAACCGTGCCGGCAGACCCTGTGAATCCCGCAGCGAACCTGAAGCCCACGTTGTTGCCAGGAGTGACGCCTGTCTGTGTCACGACCTTTGCCTGAGCGGTGAACAGAAGAGTTTCACCCACAGACCATTCGGCTGGGTTTACGGTCTGCTGGAACTGTCGGAATCCAGCAGCGTTCGAGGGGTTCGTGAAGTTCCACTCCCAGGCCTTATCGCCATCGAAGTCAGAGTCTGTGACGACTCCCTCAGTGTAACCGGTCATGACCGTTCCGCTAGCGACGTAGCCCGTGCTGCCAGACGACAGAACCGGGTTGCTGAGGATGTTACCATCAGACAAACCTGTAAAGGGCTCGTTCTCTTGGACTTCTGGAGTCAAAACATCTCGGGCCAATCTGGCCATTACCAGGTGGCCCTGCTGTGAGGGGTGAAGGCCGTCTCCTGAATCAAACCCGGCCGCAAACATGTTCGTTGCTGGGTTTACCAAGGCCTCCCAGAAGTCCACTATGACCAGCCGCTCAGTCTCCGCGTACGACCTCAACCAAGAGTTCCAGGCCAGGTTCTGAGCCAGGAACGTGGTGTTCGCACGTGGCGGAATGGTGGCCAGCACCGGAACAACCCCGGCAGCCCTGAACTGAGACACGATGGCCTGGATGTTTGCCTGGAACGTTCCGGTAGAAACGCCCTGGGTTAGATCGTTAGTGCCGGCCAGCACAGTAACCGTCTTGGCTCCGAGAGCAATCACGTCCGGAACGCGAGCCAGTATCTGGGTTGAGTTCTGGCCAGCCACGCCGGCATTGCCTCGGTAGTCCAGACGCTGGTCCATCAGAGAGGCGACCATCAGAGCCCAAGCGCCACCATATCCGGCACCGCCCGAGATCGAAGTGATGGAATCTCCAAGACCCACGTACGGGTTATCCAGGAGAGCCTGTATCTCGCCACCGATCCACGAGAACAGCTCTGAGCCCCCACCCAATACGGTAGCTCGGACAGGAAGCTGACCAAACTCATCGGTTGCCAGAGAAACAGCATCCTCACGACGGATGGAAGTTCGAGGAGCGTAGAAGGCCACGTTGGTGTCGCCGTCCACGATAATGATCAGAAGCGCTCGTGTCGGTAGACTGGTAGCGACCGACTGCACCGTGTAGCGAGAAGACGACGGAGCAGCCGCGTTGGTGGCTCCGTAGTACAACTCCAGGGTCTCTACATCGAACTGAAGCAGGTTGAAGGTCACGTAGTCGACAGCCGCTTCTGTGATGATTTGTCTGACGACCTCGTTCTGCCAAGTTCCCCGAGTCTCAGTGTCTCCACCTTCGAACCCGAACTCTGGTAGGTCGTCTCGGGAGGTGTGCCCGAGGTTCTGCCAGGCTGGCGCTAGTCCAGTAACGGACGGCGTAAAAGCATCAATCACAGCGTCGGAAGGAGACACCGTGTCCTGGGGGGCCACGAAGATGTAGCCCTTGGCGGCTGTAAGAACCGCGTCATCGTCAATGGCCATTGTTAGTCCCTTACTGCCTGGTTGGCCGCAGCCCTAGTTGGATTAGCATCTGGACACGCCAGGTGTCCTCGTAGGGGCTGTCAAACTGCATCGGTCCCATGGTCTGGAAGTAGCTATGGAGATACCCCACACCGGGAACGACCGTCTGGTTCTGTACGGCCTGGTAGATCAAGTAGTCAGCGTCCAGAAGAAGTTGTTCGGTACCCGGATACCCCTTGTAGTCCGAGTCCTTGTTATTGCTGTAGGCCGTCAACTCGATTACCGGGAACGCCAGGTCCTCCGGGGTGGTGGTGATTCCGCCCAGTCGACGAACGTTGATCAGTGGGAAATCCCTTCGAGAAACCTCATCGACCCAAGACCCGATCTCGATGTCGGGGCGTACGGGCTGAAATCCGTCTCGAAGAATGGGAAGTACTACTTCCTGAATTCGAGGCAGTCGCCTCGGCATGAGTGCTGGCATTAGATCAACCCCGCTGCTCGTGTGATGATGTAGAGGCCAGCCACGAACCGAGGAAAGGCTGGGTTTGCCCATCCGAAACCCGTGAACCAGTGGCCCCACTCGATGGACTCAGCAGCAACGTCAACCAGGCTGACCAGACCGTCAGTGCCACCCTCGAAGGTGACCTCGATCCGCGCCTCGCCAGTCTCTCGGTGTCCGGCCAGGTTCCCTCGTGCACGAGCTCCGATCTTTTCGGTCTCTTCCCACACGGCCATGTTCACGACCTCCAGCTTCGAGATCACGTGGTTCATGGCCTCGTCGCTGATCAGGTCGATGTCTTTGGCCATGGCTCAGTTCCTTCGGATCATGTAGTCCTTGTGTTTGGTCTTGTTGCTGCCGTTGTAAACAGACTCAAACCCGACCACGTGCCAGCGCTCACCGTTCCATTCGATCTCTCCGGCCAGTCCCAGCTCGATGTGAGTGGACATGGGAGAGAAGCGAAGTCGGTAGTTCTGCTCGGTCTCGTAGCCCTCGTTGTCCTGCTCGGCTCGACGTGCGGACGTTCCGGACTGGGCAGCGTTCTGAATCACTGCCTTTTTCGGGATGCCCACTTCCTGAGCCACCAGGACATCGTTGTTGTCTTCGTCTTGAGTCACGATGGTCGGGAAAACCAAGATGCTTTCCCTTCCCGGCTTCCTGAGTAGGCTCACCAGGCACCTCCTCCACCGTGGTAGTTCCACGGAGTGTCGGGAAGACCGGTGTTGAAGTCCTCGTACCAGGGTGGCAGACCCTTCCACGGGTCGTAAGCGCCTTCCTGGCTTGCGGGATCGTCGTACACCCAAGGCCGGATGACGTAAGCACCCTTTCCTCCGTTGGGAGCCAGCAGATCCCACTCATCGTCCAGAACCTCCAGGCGACCAGAAGCAACCTGCTGGTAGATAGCGTAAGAATAGTTGCCGTCCGACTCCTGAGAGTATCCGTCCGGGTTCTTGATCAGTCGCAGAACCATGTCGGACTCGACCATGATCACGATCTGCTCGTAGGTCTCGGACTCTGCGACTCGATCGTCCAGGTCCGGGATGCTGTTGCGGATGATCAGTTCGGCGTCTCCCAGTCGAGTGCCCACGACTACGGCCAGAGCCTCATCGATCTCCTCGTGGTAGCGCGCCTGCACATCCTCGACTGTTGCGTACGCCATTGATCACTCCTTGTGTGCTTCCTGGTAGGCCTCGATGGCGGATCGGGACAGCTTGCCCTTCTCCTTGACGCCCTCGATGCCCTGACTGAGAGCCCAAGCTCGCATCTCTCCGATGGTGGCCACGACAGGTGCCTCTTCCTGGGGCTCAGATGGCGTCTGAAGCTCGTTCAGCGTGCCTCCGGTGTCCTCACCCTGGGGAGCCTCACTCACAGGCTCAGCGGGCTTCTCAGGCGGTGTGTCCACGTACGTCCAAGAGCCACACGCTACGAGCTTCGCAGCCTTGGCCTTTGGAACGTCAACTACCGCCCCTTGGTAGTGCTTGACTCGCATGTTAACTCCTCTAAGTAGTCAAGGAGGGGCTGGAGCCCGGTGGATGCACGGCGTGTTGCCTGCTGTTCCCCGATAGCTCCAGCTCAACCCAGATCACTCAGATCACTCAGATCACGGGGTCGGGTCCACGTTGGTCTCGACAACCTTCGCGAACGCGTCCAGGTCACCCACGACCCACCCGAAGGTGACCTCGCACATGACCGCGACCTGGTTGGTCTGCCAGAGGTTGACGACCGTGCCGTCACCGTCCGTCAGAGTGGCCTGGTCTGAGACCTTGAAGCGGATCTCGTCCGCCAGTCCCCACTTGAGCTGGTCGAAGTCGCCCAGGAACGCACGCGTTGGTGGCGTGGTGCCCGCGTACGCGCCGATACGGCCAGGAGCAGCCTTGTGGAAGTTGGCAGGGAGGCCCAGCACGCTGGACTCCTGCGCAGCCAGGTTGATGTCACCCGGAGCCAGAACGTTGCCGTTCAGGTCCACACCACGCATGGCCGCAGCCAGCTTGGTACGGTAACGAGGGTCGAAGACCCAGCGCTCAGGGTCGTAGTCCTCACCGATCAGGTCGTACGCGGCCAGCAGCTGGTTGACCAGGTTGTTGTCCACCGCGTCCGGGTCGGGGAAGATGTTGTAGTTGACCGAGTTGGTCGTGTTGACCAGCACGTTGTCAGCGTCGATACCCGACAGAGCAGCACCCGTCAGCGCGTTCCGACCGTGGAAGACAGCCAGGTCCATCGCACGAGCGATAGCCTTCGACAGCTTGCCACGGATGGAGCCGAAGAGGTTCAGCGGGTTGGTACGCGCCATCTCCTCCGAGGCGGTCACGATGACGGCCAGCTTGATCGGGCTGAACGAACGCGAGCCCCAACCAACACCGGACAGTGGCTTAACGCCACCCTCTCGGAGTTCGTTGGTGGTTCCCGTGCCAACCTGACCAGCCTGAGGCTCGGTCACGGTGATGGGGATGACGGTCTGTCCGTAGACGACCTCGATGCGCTCAGCGCCCAGGCGAGGCAGCAGGGCCTCCTCCTCGGCCTTGGCGAAGATCTCGCCAACAACGGCCTTCGGTGCGAAGTCGCTTGGCAGGTGAGCGAGACGCAGCTGGTGAGGGCCGTCTGGGATCTCGTTCGGGTCAAGCTCGTTGAGAGTAGCCATTAGTTAGACTCCTTGATCACTGTTGGTTGAAGAGCCCCGTGAGGAACGAGCTAAACTCGTCCTGTGGTGCTCCCGTGGTTTCAGCGCCCTTACCCTGCGACGGATCAACCGCTGGGGTCCGAGGTGCGGGCTCACCGATGCTGAAGAGGCCCTTCACGACCTCGACGTCAGCCTTCAGTTCCTCGGCGTTCGTTCCGTTCAACCTCGAAGCAACGGCCAGAAGCTTGTCGGTTGGTACGCCAGCCTCGATGGCGGCGTTCAGCTTCGCCAGGTTGAGGTTCGCAACGTCGAGTTGCACCTTCGTGGCGTCGTGCGCGGTGTTCGACTCTGCCAGCGCGGCCTCGAACTCCTGCTTGGTCTCCAGCTTGGCGGTCTCTGCCTTCTCGTTCGCCTTAACACGAGCGTTGGCGTTCTCCTGACGCAGCTGGGTGATCAGCTTCTGAGCGAACTCTGGAAGCTGCTCGACCGTGGTGACTTCAGCCGGGGCGGTTGCCTCTGCGGTAGTCGCAGTGGTCTCAGTTCCCGTGCTTGCAGTTTCGGACATCTATTGCCTCCTGGGCTAACGGAACTCGCCTGGAGTCCCTTGAATGGCGGATCGTTATGCGGCGTTTCGCCACGTTCGCGTGCTGATACCGAAATCTCGCATGTCGATATCGCCCGCGTAGAGTGCTCGTCGGATAGCAGCCATGATGGCTTCCGATCGAGACCACTCAAAGTCTGTCCCGTGCTGGTTTCCGTTGTTCGGAGACTGCATGTCGGGATTGTCTGCCACGAGCTTGGAGTAGGTCTTCCAGATCTCGTTGGCCTTGATGTATTCGTCCCTTCCGGGCCAGTTGCGACGGTCAAACACCGGAACGACCTTGCAGTCGCAACCTGTGTGCCACCGTCGCATGAGAGCGTCCAGCGCTTCGTTGTCTCCCGCTTCCCAGAGATCCTGGGCTCGGGTGTCCGAGGCGTCTAGGCCTGCGCCCTCGGCAGACGTGTATGCCGGTCCGCGACTGATCATGGTCAGGCAGAATTCGCACGTCTCTTTTCCCGTGGCGACTCGCGCCCAGCCCTGGACTTCCTTGTCGGTGTCCACAGCGTTCATGATCTGCCTGCGACCCCCGTTTTCCACCTCTTTGGACGCTCGCAGAGCCAGCCTGGTCATAACGTCCTCGGAAAAGCCCTCTTCCAGGAATGACTCCAGCTCGGGCTGCATGCTCTCCTCGAACCAATCGAAGTCGTAACCCTCCAGGGGTCGATCGTGGCGAGGTAGTTCCGGGTGGAAAAGCTCCCGCTGTTCGTCGTAGAACTGTCGACCCAATGCGGCAGACTGCACACGAGCCGAATCGACGATAGGGAACAAGAGGTCCAAAAACTCGGACCAGTCGAACACGGTGAAGGGTGGTGGGAGCTGAAGCAGCGAGATCAGCTGAGTGAGCTGCTGGATCATGGCCGCAACGATTGCGGCTTGCAGGGCTGCGTATTCCTCGGCAGTCATCTCAGCTCCTCCGGCGCGTAGCGCTTAAGAATCTCGATGGCCCAAGCCACCTTGTCTTCTACTCGCTGCCCTGGAGGTTGGCTCTTCGTCCACAACTCCAGATTTTGAATTCGATTGTCTGATCGGTCACCGTTGATGTGATGCACGTTCTCTTCTGGAAGAAGATCGCGTCCGAGGTGATTGGCCATAACCAGTCGATGTTCCAACTGGCCCTTTCCATTCACCTTGATCTCAACATATCCGTCTTGTCGGATGGTGCCCTGACCCGACTTTCGAACAGGTGATTTGAGGGGAGTGAGCAGTTTGCCACGGCGCTTCTGCTGGTAGTGGCCAGCGCACAGCTTGGCTGACTGCACTGGCTTGTCACAACCATCGAAGTCGCACGTCACTGCTGCTCAGCTCCTCCCTGAGATGGTCGTTGATTGTTTGTTGGTGGTCGCTGTCCCTGTCCGTAAAGATCCGCCAGGCGTCCGGCTGGGGTGTTGCGCTTGGCCTTCTCGTCCCAGCCTTCCATCTCCTCGCGCTCTTCGGGGGAGTACCCAAGGTCAACACGAAGACGCTCGACCGGAACCAGACTGCGTCCGTCCGTAGAAGTAGCTGCGAGGGCCTTAGAAGCTGCATCCACCTTGGCCGCGAAGGTTGGGGTGGCTGGGTTTCGCCAGATGGTCTCCATGCGGAAGGCCTCTGATGGCAGAGGACCTCCGTCCATGACCAGCATGCAGACTCGCATCACGGTCTCCCAAGCCTCACCGAAAATCTTGCACTTTCGCTCGGCCTTCTTGACCAGTCGAACCTCCGAAGCCTGCATGGCCTCGGCCGATGCCGGGTTGTCCATGCCGAAGTGGAAGTACTGCGGTCCCAGACCCGTGATGGTCGAGGCCTCTTCGCGCAAGACCTTCATGCCTTCCGAGAAGTTCCGCAGCTCTGCCGCAGCAAACTGTGCGATCTTGCCGTTGGCGTCCTCGAAGGCCAGGATGTTGGCCAGGTAGGCTTCCCACGCGCTCTTGCCCTCGATCTTAGCGATCT